GAAAGTTGTTTTGATAAATATATAAAAATAGGAGATAACAATGTACGGCAAGAAATCAAAAGGTAAACTTACAGCTAAACAAAAAACTTTACCCAAAAACTTACAAGCAAAGATCATGAAATCTAAAACTAAGAAAAAAAGTAAAAGCTAATAATGAAACTTAAAGAACATATACCACATATAATTAAAGAACATAAAACAACGTGTGCAGTAGTTACTGTTATCATTATTGTTTTAGCAATATTATAAAAAACTTAATTATTTAATTCGTCTCTTAACTCTTTAAATTCTTCGTGTATTGTTTTGTCTTTAGACCAAAATCTTTGACCCATATATTTTAATCTACGATGATGAATAACAGTAGAGTGATCTATGTTTAATAATCTTCCTAATTCAGACAAAGACACACCATAAACTTCAAGCATTAAATTAATCATAATCGTTCTTGCTCTAACTAAATGCTCATACCTTCTAACACCAAGCAACTCATCTCTTGGCATTTCATATCTAATACAAATTTTATTAACTACTGCATTAAATACATTGAGAGGTATTGCTTTTCTTTCAGTAGGTAATTTATCTTTTTTACTTTCTATGTGTTCTTGTTTTAATTTTAATTTAAATAGTTCGCCTTCTATCTTTGCTTTGTTTTGTTGTAATGACATACGGAAACCATTTTTAAATCCTGTCTTATAAATAATAAGTTCTCTCTCTGTTAGTTCCCTATACATAGGAGCTTTCATAGCTTGTTTTAATTGTGTGATAGTTTTCATTTGCGTAAAGTACCCTTCTGTTGTTTGCACAACTTATTGTTGTTTTTATAAATCTTTAATTAATGACTATCTGTGTGTCATTAACTGCTCTCTACATTTCGAAACTTCTAAATATAAACTGTAACTTTCAGCTTTTAATTTATTAGCTTTCTGTACTGTTTGAACATACAACTCACTTTTCTTTTGCTGTTTGTCCATCAGCTTCTGTAGTCGCACTTTGATGTCTTCCATCATGCTCCTTCACTTTTGTGTGATCCCATTTAATTTCGTTGACCACTACTTCTACTAACTTACCTTCATTTGAAGGGTCGGCAGCTTTCTCTACGGAATCAAAACTTTCTACATATTTAAAGTTTGCGTCTCCATATCTTGTTCTTATATAAGATTTTTCCTTTTTGTCAATCATTGTAATCTCTTTCTAATATAAACTCTAGGTTTTGTATTGCTTTTAGTATATCCTCTTTGCCATTTTTAAACGAATGTCTCGACACATATTTAATAACACATCCTTCAGCAAATTGCATACGATTAGCTTGTATGTATTCTATAGGTTGGATTTTAAAATTATCTTTGTAGTGTGAACCACCAATTTGTTTCTGTAATTTATTTCTATTCATAATAACGAGGGACTTCGTGGCGGGGAAAACAACTAATAAAAAAGTCAAGGGTAATGACTAAAACCCGCCACAAAGATGTCAAAGTTTTTTAGAACCTTGATTGATTATTTGTACCAAATGCTGGTTTTTTAGCAAATGTTTTTTGTGGTGTGAACGATTGTCCGCCACCACCACTTGTACCACTTGCTGCATTAGGTGTAAGTTTAATAGTAATACCGCCAGTTGGTTGACCACTTTCGTCTTTAGTGTTCCATCCAGCTTGACTATACCAAGAACCACCTACTTTAACTCCTATTGTCCAGTTTTTACCTTCTGGAGATTTAGGATTTCTAGGTGCTACCCAATCAGGGTGCTTCTCTTCTGTCTTTTTATCGTTGGGTATTACATTAACCCATATTGCTTCTTCCATTTTTTCCTTTTGTTATCTGCAACTTTATTGTTGCACGTTATTATTTAATTGCAATTCTTTGGCATCAGCAATCTTTTTGATTTGCTTGTATGCTTTGGAATTGTTTTTCATAAGATATTGAAGTTGATTTTTATATCTATCAGCTATGCTGTAAAACTGTTTAGAGTTTTTCGCTAACTGAATGTACTCCTTTATCTCTTCGGCATCCACATTATCATCAAGATAAACTGGACTTGTTTCTTTGGATTGCTCCTTAGAAATTTTATTAAATGGTGTAGCAGCATAACCGCTTTCATCTTTTATACCTGTCTTTAAATTTAACAGATTTAAGAAAGCATATTTTCGAGAGTAAGACATAGCGTTACCTGTACCAAACTTATCGATTGCTCCCATCGCTGAACATCCGTCAACCATAACGAAACTTGTAGGGTCATCAATGTCGTGTACTTTCATAGTACACACCACCATAACCATATCTCTTGCGTCTACAACTTCAGTTAAGTAATTACAAGTTACATACAAGTTATTATCGAGTAATGCTTGTGTAGCAACTTCTTGTACAGCATCGTGTAATAAGGGATTAAAGTGCATCCCTTTTACCTTATCTGCTTTCTTTACTGCACCCGCTTGTAAACAAGCTGAGTGTAGTTTTTGATATATATTTTTCTTCATTGTTTCCTTTTGTTATTTTTTATTATTAGAATGGTAATAGACCCCAAACTTTTTGTGCATAAATAAAAGTGTATGTTGCAACAACTTTTGTTTTATATACTAGCCAAGACATAGTTCTCCTTTTCTGTTAGTTGTTATTATTAATTCCCCAAAGTTTACTAATTAATTGTGTCTGTTCTGTGGCTAAATCTTTATAATAAAAATAATGATTTAGGTCTGGTGGTTCGCACATTAATGCAAGTTCAGACAGATTACCCTTACAGAACATTATCATTCTCTCCCACAATAAAATCTTCTCTACCATTTTAAAATAAAGAAACTCTAAATGATCGGTACGCATTAACTCGTGTTTGTCGTCAAAGATAATATGTTCTTTATCATTCGTGTAAATTAAAAAAGGTTTCTTCTTTGCACACATATAATAAAAAGCAGTTTGAGTTAAATTTTCTATTGTTGGCTCAATGGGTAATGCTTGACTACTCATAGACCATTCTTCTTTGTTCTTAATTTTTCTAATGTTAGGTGGCTTCGTCTTTAATTCTATAATAACATCATCTGTTTCATAATCTATCTTACCTAGAATATCTTTTATCATTGTCATTTCTTTTTTTCTAACGTGCCGTTCACATTCTAAATTTTTCTTACCGGTAATATCTTGCACAACTTTTTTTGTAACTCCGACACAATCGTGAGCAAAGTCTATCATCTTTTCTTTTGCGTAAGCATCTTTGTCATCTACTGGTGGTTTTTTATTTATGTACTCTAGTTCTTTTTCAAACGAAACTTTGTAATCTCTATCCCACTCTGTCATCGCTTGTTTTTCTGTTTTCCAAATTGTATTTCCAATTAATCTTTGGACAGTATTGTTGACTAAATTTCCAAAATTAGCTTTGTATCTAAATGCAAATGTTCTTCTAATCTCTTGTGAGAATGAATAGCTAATTAAATTTTTAGCAAAGGGTGTAGAGGTAGATGAGTAAGACCAATGGTCTAATCCTTTACCACCATTGAAGAATGAAAATGCTTTATCTATTTCTTTTGATTTCATAGTTGTTTTAATTGTTTGTATACATAGTTTTCCACTATGTCTATATAAATATTGACTTGTGGATAACAATACCTTATTGGTTATACAAATCACAACAAAAAGGAAACAATGAAACTATCAGAATGGATGAAGAAAAATAAATTAAGTTGTAGTGATACAGCTAGGAAGTTTGGTATCGTAAATATAAATCCAAGCACAAACGTATGGCGATACAAAGAGGGTCAACGTATACCCAGAAAAGGTGAGATGAAAAAAATATATTTAGGCACAGATAAGCAAGTGCAACCAAATGATTTTTATGACTTCATCTAAACCTAAATTTAAATACAAAAGAGTTAAAATTATTTGGCAAGATATTGTCACTAACCCAGAATGGTTTGAAGATTTAACTGATGTTGATAAACTATGTTATAGTTGGTGCGAAGATACCGGCTACTTATATAGCAAAGATAAAAAGATGATAAAAATATTTACATCTTATTCTTATGACAATGATAAATTATCTATTGGAACAATTACAGTATTTCCAAGATCAGTAGTAAAAAAAATAGAGGTATTAAAATGACAGATACAGATATGTTTATAGATTATGAGGGTAAGATAAAAGCATTGAGAAAAAAATTGAGAATGTCTAAAAATGTTTCTTCTGATTTAGAAGTTATTATTGAATCACAGAAAAAAGAGATAGACACATTAAAACAAATCATCGGCATACAAGAGTTGCAAATGGACACTAAAACTAAATCAAGAACAGATAAAATATTTCAATTAAAATCTATACTTAAAAAATGTAGAGAAAAAGGTAAGTTTGAATTGGCTATGAAACTTATAGATAAGTATAATATTAACAAAGCAACTTTACAAGAAAGCTATTACGATTAATGAGATTATTTTTATCAATATTATTATTTATATCTTTGACTA